CTTGTGGTACGGCTCATTGGCTTGAGAAATCAAATCTTCCTGGCCTTTTGAATGCCGTTGGTCTATGTGAGTTTGCGTTGAATCGTGGTGTTCCCATTCTGGAAGAATTCGCACTCGCCCTCATCCGTATGTCTGATGGCACTATTCCAAAGTGCTTCAGTCTAATGGATGAGGGAGTCGGGTATAGGTTAGGCCTGGAGTATAAGACCAGGGACGTTTCGGTGCTTCGAACGATTAATGCTGTGCGGAGTGACATAACACCCACTGATCGGCATAATTTTGCCAGAACGTGGGGTGTCACCCCTGAGCGACAGCATGCAATCGAAGCTGTCTTACGTTCCTGGAAACTCGATACTCTGGACCCTTACCTTATGCCCGCTGAGCATCTTCCTGGGGGCGCTTGGTTTGACAGCAGACCTGTGGACCAGTTCATTCCCGGTGATGTTGATGGGTTTGTGTGAGCTGGTGTCGTGTTGACTGGAGGGAACTCGGCGTGTCGTGATGAGCGCACGTTAGAGACGGAGTTATGGCCAGTAGCGGGTTAACCATTGGTGATGGTGCATGGAGCTTGCTCCATGCATTGTGTGATCACGTGGTGAAACGCCGTCCGTGCCGGATCCCTTGCCCCCCACTATCCTGCACATGTGCTCCACTGCCTGCCCGGTTGTAGCTTGCTAGCAGCGAGTGATTTGAATTTGTTTGTACATTTGTACAGTTATGGCTAGAACTAAACGCGCCGTTGTAGTTGGCGTATCTAGAAGGAGACCAAGGCGACCCCGCGTACGTGCGCGACGGGGAGCTAAGGTCGCGGTGGTTCCACAAACCGTTGTCGTTCGCACTGCGCCACGGGCGCAGCGCATTGGCCGACGTGCTATCCGCAACCGTCTCACGAGGTCGGGTCGTATTTCGCGACCCCTCGCGTATAGTGAGGCGGACATGGGGTTTATCTTGGCTTGTCTTGATCCGTTGTCGGATACTCGCAAGCCAAGTCTTGGTGTTCCCGATGGTTTTCCCGGATTCACCAGAACGATGAGGCACAAGTTGAGCCTGCTTGTCACTCCTGATAGTGCTGGCAGGATCACCTTCTGCGTCATCCCTACCCTACCGTCCGCCTTCTATCTCTACGCCGGAAACACCACCTGGGCTACCAATCCGGGCCTTGAGTCCCCTGGTATCCCGGGTGTTCATACCGTTTCGGTGACGGAGGTGGCTAATGCCGATTGGGCTGGCGTGCCATTAAACTTTTGGGCTGGTCCGACCGCACGTGCCCTGGGTGAGATCCAGGCCACTGTGACCGGATTTCCCCAAGCAGGCTGTTTCGTTAACGGCGGACAGGTTGACGCCACAAAGGCGAGGTTTCTTGGCATGGCGTTCGAAACAAAGGCTACTGGAACCATCTTAAACACAACAGGGAAAGTTGCTGTTGGCAGGGGAGCGTTCGATTTGATTCCCCAGGGTTACGGTCAGATCAGCTCTGCCGATCATCCTACCCAGCTAGCCTCACTGTTTGCTGGGGGTATTCCTAATACCTTCAGCTCAGTCATGGCTCTTGAGGACTCTCGCGAGTGCACCGTTCTCGACGGATCGTATTGCGTCGCTAACGGTGCTGCTTCCACCAATCGGTGGGAGATGCGTGAGTTTATCAAGAGTTGTGGCACAGTTTGGCCACCTGCGGCTGGTGGGGCGGGCCTGACAGTAATCATGGATAATGCTTGGTTGAGCAATGCCCCCAACAATTTGAATCC